CTGGGGCTGACCTGTCTGGGGCTGACCTGTCTGGGGCTGACCTGTATGGGGCTGACCTGTCTGGGGCTGACCTGTCTGGTGCTAACCTGTCTGGGGAAAAACTTGATAAAAATCCTATCCAATTATTAGGACTTAAATATTTTGTCCTAATAACAAAACAGCAAATAAAGATTGGGTGCAAAATTCATAAAGTCGAAGAATGGGAATCGTTTGATGATAGAAGGATTATTGAAATGGACGGGAAATCAGCTCTTGAATGGTGGAGAATTTATAAGCCAATAATTATGGCTTTGCACAAGGATCACATTAACTAATGCCGAAGGCGGAGAAAGGGGTTAAATATGTTTATAAGAATTGAAAGTAGGCCGTGGGATATTACAAGTGATGGGGGCATTGAATGGACAATATATACAGAAACTTCTGGTGAGAAATATCTTGTTAAAAGAGTAATCCCGCTGGACTACTATTCTGATAAATCAATGTTCCGTAGGGTTATCGACAGCATGGCTGTTGATTTACAAGAAATAATTGTTGAGAAAATGAATAAACTAGAAAAATCTAACCCGTCGTGAGGAGAGTATGAGCAAAGAACTTAAACAGTGTGAATGTTACCGGCAGTACAAGCCTGGAATGTCTATTGAAGTTGATAGTTTTAATCCTTTAGTATGCTCAAAATGCAAAGGGATTATTTCTACCCATCGTGAGGAGATTATGATAGAAATTAAGGTTTGTCAAATTTGTGGTAGCGATGCAAAGTTTATGAAAGACAGTAAGACACACTGTAATTGCTCAAACAAAGATTGCCTTTTGTCTGGAGACAAATATTTTCATGTAGATAAATGGAATAAAAGATCATCGGAGAGTATGAGACTCATCGATATCATTGAAGATTTACGATTAGAAGTAACCGCGTCTATTGATAGCAGAGAACAGGGATATGTTGATGATTTATTTAGGAAAGCTATGGACGCATGGTATGGATAGGAGATGAAATGCCAATTCTTGAAATAGTAGACAATGAAGGAAAATTAGTAATGACAATTGAAGGCCCGGTATTCCCTAGGAAAGGAGTTGACGTAGATTATCTAGGGTACTGGTTATCAATTAATGGAGAAGGACAATTATTGAGCGCAGACTTATTTTCTAAGGCAATGACTAAACTTTATGATGATACGTTTTAGACGAATTACCGGTCAAGAATAAAACACCGGGAGTGGAGATGAATTTTTTAGGCGAAGACGTACTTCTTGGTGTTAACGAAGCGGCTAAGAAGTGCAAAGTGACAAAGCAAGCAATCCGAAAGGCAATTAAAGAAAAACGTTTAGATGCTATTAAGATTGGTAATTCTTGGGTAATTTACCCCGTCGTGAGGAGATTATGAGCAAAGAACTTAAGTCGTGCGAGCATAAGCAAACTATTGTTGTTGACAATTCACTAGCCGAATGGTGCGAAGATTGTGGAGCTTTTAGGATTAAGACGTTAAATCCTTGGCGTGGGAGCGAGTGGTATTATCCTAAAACCCGCCCAGTGGCGAGCGCAGTGAGTGGAAGCAAGCTGGCAGAGATAATTGAAGATGAACTACAAACTAACTGTTTGAAATCACTTCTTGATATTGGAGAAAATGCTAATTATTACGAAGCTACACAAATATTGGCTAGAAGCGTCTACGACCTGTTAGCTGAGGGAAAGGACTCACAATGAAACCTAGTGATATAATTCAAGCATCTATTAGCAGAAAGATTGGACATCGTCACGCTCTCAATGATATTGATTATCTAAAAGCATGCTGTGAATCTATACAAGAATACCTAGACGAGCAATACGAGAATGCACACGACAATTCAGGAAACAAACCTCATGGTATTTTTATTGGTGAGGGGGGATTAGAAAAACATTTGAAGAGTGAAAATCAAGCTTTCATGCACGTTGGTACGGAACATATCAAGGTTAATGAGCCGAAATGGCCAAATAAATTAAATATTGATGCCAATGGTAGTAGAGATTTGGTGCTAATGAATACTGGATATAACGATGCTATCGATAGATGTATAAAGGCATGGAAAGATGTTCAAGGCATGGAAAGATGTTCAAGGTTAGTAATGAATACAAAAGATAAAAAATATTGGATAATAAGTAAAGGGAAAATTATTATTTGTATTGCAGCTGGTTGTGATGACAAAGCAATTAGCAACGGGTATTGTTGGAAACATTATGGCGAATTTATGAGAGAAGAACTAGAAGAAGAATAAAAAACCGGGAGGGGTAGATGAAAATAGGAGATGTGGTTGTAACTTTAGTAGGTGATAAGTATAATGGCCCATTCGGGGCTGGGAAGATAAAGAAATTCACAAAGTGGCATATATACGATGCTGTTGTTGTTGTAACGCCAGAAGATAACAAATCGCATACTTGCCTAGCCAAAAACTTAATGCTTTATGAAGACTACAATAAACTGAGCAAGTGGCAAGAGGAACGATAATAATTGCTAAATTCCCGGGATTCCCGGTAAAACACCGACTAAAACTAGCAAAATAGCGCGGATTTGTATAAACAGACTAAAAATCAAGATAATTTAATAATAAAAGCGCACGTGTATAGCGTATATTCGCCGTAGGCTTGCAAGCTACAAAATAGGTAAAAATCCAGACTGCCGTGCGCTGACAATATTATAAGCTAATTTTATATAAGCTCTTTATAACAAAGCATTTAAGTGTGACAAAATTTGTGACAAGCGCACGTGGCGTGGTAGCCTGACAGCAATGGATAGAAAATCTAATTATGGTAAGCGGTTTCGACCAGACTGCCAGCGGTGAAATGCCGTACACCCAAAGTATGTTGCAACCAAAAAGCCGTGCGCTGTGAATATAGTCGCGGATAGAGCAGATATGAACCGTTGCCTAATGCGGTAGCATGAATAAGACATAGAAATTAGGCGTCTTATTCTCCTCTATCCACGGCTGTGAATATAGCCAGATCGGTCGAAGGTGCAAATCCTAACAACGGAAGAGTTGTGTATCCCTGCCCTATGGGACGGGTAGCTCAGTAGTAGAGCCATCTGGCTGTAAATATAGTCGGGAATACGGTACGCGCATTTTGGATGCGCTAATGTGCATCACGCCTCTGCCATTCCCGGCCATTCCCGGCTATTCCCGGATATAGTCATGGCGAGTATGCTAGTAAAGCTCATAACTTATACTAAGTTATACACGGTTATAAGCTAAAGTCGCTATAACTTTTGACAAAATGTACCGGCAGGCTGTGGATCCTGTTGTATGTTATAGCGAAATGATTGGAGATTGACTAACGCGTGGAATAAATATCAAAAAAAGATTATTAAATTAAAAAGGAGAATAAAATGCCACGACCAAAAGGAAGTAAGAACGTAGTAAACGAATCCGCAGATTTTATTTGCAATAAAGAATTAAACCAGCGCGCGTATATTTCTATTGCATTGTTAGACGCAAGCAAACCGGACTTGTTATCAACCAACAATGAAGTCCGCGCGTCAATTCGAGAAACACGCAAAAAGGTAAACGAAATTATTAACATTTTAAATCTTCGTTGACTGTTGGTACATAAAGGGATAGGGTGGGATTGTGGCTGATAATTCGGATTTAATAACCAAGAAAGTCCAAGATCTAAAACTTGATCCTAGAGCGAAAAATCTTGGGAACTATCTTATCGATGGTGGACCCGGTCGCGGTGAAGGAACAAAGAACAAACACACCGTAATCATGGAGCAGATCGCAGACACTTTCCTCGAGGCTGGCGGGAAAGAAGCCTTTAAGAAAACATTGATGAATCCCGACGGGACAATGAACTTGGAAGCATTAGAGATTTTATTAAAATACAATCCTGCATTATCAAAAGCTTTTGGGTCTGCATTAGGAAACACTGTCAACATCATCATTCACGGGCAAGAAGCCAAGAAGATAATAGATGTCGAGGTTGCAGATGGCTGAAATAACAGTCAACGTTCCTCCTTTGTCTTTCATGTATTCAATGCACAAAGCGCAGAAAGATGTTTTTGCCGCATTTAACGACGGGAAAAGGTTCTTTATGCTCAACTGGCATCGTAGGGCTAGAAAGTCTACGCTCGGGCTTAACCTTCTTATTCGTGAGGCAATGAAACAGCCAAACAGGACTTACCTTTACATTGCCCCGACGTACACACAGGCACGATCCATTGTTTGGCTTAATCCTAATATGCTTGCCGCGTACTTACCAAAAGAGATTGTTAAGCGCCGAAATGAAGCAGAATTATTCGTTGAATTTATCAATGGTTCAATTCTTTCCGTTAAAGGTGCAGACAATCCTGACAGTATAAAAGGTGTTGACTGCGAGGGCGTTGTCATTGACGAGTTCTCACTTATTAAACGTGAAATTTGGGAAGAAGTATTGCGGCCAATCATTGCACAGTCAAAGACACGCTGGGCTATGTTTCCATTTACACCGAAGGGAAATAATCACGCGCAAGAGTATTGGGACCGCGCATCGTCGGGCGAATGGGGGAATGAATGGTTTTGTTCACTTCTAAAATCTTCGCAAAGCGGAATTATACCACAAGAAGAACTTGAAAAAGCTCGTAGAGAAATGCCAGCTATGTTGTATGACCAAGAGATGGAATGCTCTTTCATTGCAGAAGAAAGTAACGTGCTTATTACGACGGCAATGCTCGATAGCTTAAAAGGACTTAATATAATGTATCCATTAACGCGCAAGATTATTGCGTGCGATCCTGCTCTCGGAGGGGACGAGTGCGTTATTTATGTTATAGAAAACAATCGCATTATTGACGAGAAATATCTGTATGAACGCGACAGCATGAAGGTTGCCGGAGAACTTAACATCTTAGGTGCAAAGCATCGTATAAATGAGTTTGTCGTCGATGTGATTGGTATTGGCCGCGGCATTGCTGACAGATTGCAAGAGATGAGATGTAATGTAAGGTTTTATAACTCGTCGGAAACTTCAGGATACGAGGATAGATTTCAGAATACACGCGCAGAATCGTACTGGTACACAATGGAACAGATAAGAGATAAGAAGGTTATTTATCCGTATGACAATGAACTTAGACGACAACTAACTAACGTTCCTTTCAAGGTTGTAAATTCTAACGGTAAGGTTGCAATACTTCCAAAAGACCAAATAAAGAAAATGCTAGGGCATTCCCCAGATCGCGCAGATTGTTTTACAATGGGGATATGGGCGTTAAAAGATGTTGCGCCTTGGAAGCCAAAGACAAAGAATAGCAATAATACTTACGACGTATTCGAAGACACAGTAACGCATCGCAACCCAATGACCGCATAATATGAAAACAATTACACTCGACGAACTTCGCGAACACATGAGAAATGAAGCCGGGCTGCCAGACCAAAGTCATCTACCATTTAACCAGAGAGAGTACATTCACAACTACAAAGGTAAGCTTTATCGCGAGAGCGAATGGTCGCAGATAATAACTTCGTGGGATGGTATAATGTCGCTTGACAGTCATATTGAAAATTATAAATTAATTCGTTGATTGTATGTATTTAATCTTTTATATTCAAAATAGAAATTCATAAACTAAGCCTATCTAGCTAATAGGGTTAGGAAACCAACAGGCAATTTTAGGGCGCAATCGTCATGACGCGATTAGCGCCCTTTTTGTTGGAAAACGCGAAGGAACTCATGATCTCCGACGACACAAAAGATAAAGCAGCAAATATCCTATCAGATTTGAAACGCGCAAAGTCAGTTAAACGCGACTGGCTCGACGAGGCAGAAGAAGATTTTGCATTTGCCGTCGGGAAACAATGGCGCGATGAAGATAAATTGACACTCGAGCGAGCTGGTGTCCCTGCATTAACAATAAATAAAATTCAACCAAATTTATTTATGATCTCTGGATACCAGAGACAAAACCGTCCTGATATTGTCGCTTATCCAGAAGGAGATGAAGATAGTCTGTCCGCAGAAGTTATAACTAGACTAATCCATAATGCTGTCAAGTTAAGTGATGCAGGATATAAACAGTCTGAACAATTTGAAGATGGTGTTATCTGCGGCGAGGGATGGATAGAGCCATACATTGACTATTCTAGAGATCTTGTTAATGGACAATTATGTGTTAAAAAATGTAATCCTTTAAATGTTTTTGTTGACCCTGCAAGTGTAGAGTACGACCTTTCCGACGCTGAATATGTAATTAAAGTTTCTCCAGGGCTTACTAAAAATCAAGTCTTAAAGTTGTTCCCTGACAAGAAGTCAATCATTGAAAAGATTTCTAATCGCACTTTATCAATTAACTCCGTCGACAATACTAAGATTCAGACACTTGATTATCCACAGCTAGATGAAGCTGGCGGGACTGGTTCCGGCGAAGATTACAGCAAAGAAGATAATTACGATCTTGTCGAGTATCAATATAAAAAATATGTGAGTAAATATATCATTGCCGACAAACAGATCGGAGATATGAAAGAAGCCAAAGATTTAGACGAAGCTCAACTATACGTTGACCAGAAGAATACTATTTCCGGCGAGGTTGTGGCTAAAGTTATTCATCGCATTGTCCCAGAAATATGGTTCTGCTCTTTGGTTGGTGACACTGTTGTTGATGAATTTATAAGTCCTTTCTATCCAAAGTGGAAAGGTTATTCGTTAATTCCATTCTTCGCGCATCGGATTACAGTGCCAATTAAAGACGGCCAAGAATATCGCATTCAAGGGATTGTCCGCAGCCTTAAAGATCCTCAACGCGAACTTAACAAGCGCAGAAGTCAAGAACTTCGGATACTCAACTCGACGGCAAATAGCGGGTGGCTTGCCGAGCAAGATACATGGGTCAAGAAGTCCGACGTTGAGAAGTACGGTTCAACGCCGGGTGTTACCCTTGAGTATAAGTCAGGACGCCAGAAACCGGAGCGCATTACGCCTGCACCGTTAAGTCAAGGACACGCTCAACTTGCCGCAGAGAATACACAAGACATGAAAGAGATCAGCGGGATTAACTCTGATTTGCTGGCAATGAATAAGACTGACGCATCAGGCCGGGCTATTTACTTGCGGCAACAGCAAGGGATTGTCATGTTGCAGCGCATCCTAGACAACTTCTCGCTGACTACGAAATTATTGGGAAGATTTATATTATCGCAACTTGGAGAGCTTTACACCGTCGAGCGCGCAGTTAAAGTTTGCGGTAATTCATTTATTAAAGATAACTTTTCAAAGCCAGTAATGACGCAGTCGCCTGTTGATGGCCAGCCTGTTCCAATGATGGATGCTAATGGACAGATGCAAATGGAAGTTGACCAAGAGGGCGTTGTGGCTTTGTTTAATACAGTATTAAACGACGTTGAATCGTCGAAGTATGACGTAACAGTTGATGAGACTAACAGCAGTCCGACTATAAAGTACGGTAATTATTTAATGCTCGCAGAGATGGCCGGAAAGGGTATGCCTATACCCCCGGACGTTCTCGTTGACGAGTCGATGATAGGCGAATCTTCAAAACAGAAAATTAAAAAAGCTATTGCGTCAGCTCAACAGGCGCAAAACGCGGTGCCGGGCGCTTCTCCGGTAAATGGGGGATAATATGGAAAAGATTGCAGTCGAAGAAATTCAAGGCGAACTTTCGGAACAAGAACTACAGATGGGAAAAGATTTAGGGATGTTCGCCGAGGTTGAGCCTAAAGAAGTTGAAAAAGAAGTCGAGGCTTCGAATGACAATGAGACTGTTTCGGAAAATACTGACGTTGTGGAAGAGAAAAAAGACGCTTCCGGTGAAGAAGATTTATCCCCTGAAAAAGAAGAAGCGATTGTCAAAGATTTTAATGCAAATGAAAAGAAACTTTATTGGGAACGCAAGAAAGAGCGCATTAAGCGACAAGAAGCCCAAAGAGAAAAAGAACTTACAGCTATCCAGCTTTCGGCGGCTAAGAGAGAGATTGAACTCTTAAAGACTAGCAATCCGAAAAGCGTTGAAGAAAGCAAAGAAGAAACACAAGAGGTTGATGAAGACGACGAAAGGATTATGACCGTCGGCGAATTTAAGCGTATGCAGAAGGCTAAAGCCGAGGAAGCCGAAAAAGTAAATGCACAAGCGCAATCAATTATTAAGCGCGTTGAAGTGCAAGAGGTAGAGGCGAAAGCGAAGTACGCAGATTACGACGAGGTAACGAAACTTGCCGCAGAGATGATTAAGACAAATAAATCATACGCTCGCGTTTTAGCGCAGGCGGCAAATGATCCTGATGAGAACGTGGCGGAAGTTGCGTATAACATCGGTCGTTTACATCCGAAGTATGGGAAAACAGCTAAGGCAGAGCCTAAAGCTGAAACTAAACAAATTGATAGAGCAATTAAAAACTCCGAGAAGCGGGTAACGTCCGCGTCGGTGTCTGGTGGCGGTGGCAAGTCTGCTGTTGGTGAAGCGGATTTAAGCGTTGAAGATGTTGCGAAGATGAGTACCGTTGAATACGCAAAGCTATCCAAAGAGACACGAGACAGGATATTGCGCGAATCTTGTGGGTTATAAATAGGAGATTAACGAAATGCCAAACACAACGTCAATTGATAGCCTCCGTCCAGAATTATGGCAGAAGGCGCTATACGAAGATGTAATGCGTGGACTTTACTTCGTCGAAGGTGGTTTGATGGGCGAAGACGTGAACAATATTATTCAGGTTAAAAGCGAATTGTCAAAGAGCAAAGGCGATACGGTTACAATCGGGTTAACGACTCGTCTAACTGGCGCTGGCGTTTCTGGTGACAGCGAATTGGAAGGTAACGAAGAAGCGATTTCCGCATATTCTGAAAGCATCTTGATCGACCAAAAACGGTTTGCCGTTCGGTTGACCGGTGCTTTAGATGAGCAGAAGAATGCTTACGATATGCGTATGGACGCAAAAGACAAGCTTGCGATCCGTCTTCAAGAATTTATTGAAAGACAGTTCTTTCTAAAGCTTGGCGGTTGCGCGAATACGACTTTAAACGATGTCAACGGCGTTGTAGTTGGTACAGATGCCGCTTGGTCGAATACACCGGACGACATTGTTTCTACCCGTTTAGTTTGCGCTAATGCGTCGGGCGGTGCTTCGTTAGGTGCAACTGACCTTATCACGCCGGAATTAATTTCTAAAGCGCGTGTCAAGGCTGTTATGGCTGAACCGAAGATCCAACCGTTGCGCGTTAAAGGCGAAAACTTCTACGTTTTGTTTGTGCATCCGTGGCAAGCATACGATTTGAAGAACAACGCTACATTCAGCCAAGCTCGTCGTGAAGCTGAAGTTCGTGGCAAAGATAATCCAATCTTTACCGGCGCTTTAGGCGTTTGGGATGGGGTTATTATCAAGGAACATGAGTTCGTTCCGTTCTTGGACGTCTCTGTTGCAGGACATAACTTCTATGCAACTGGTTCTGGTACTGACTACGCTGTTGACACGTGCCGCGCTATTCTTTGCGGTCGTCAAGCTGGCGCGTTTGCCAAAGCCAAGATGACTAAGGGCTGGGTAGAAAAGTCTTTTGACTACGAAAATAAGACTGGTTTCGCGACTGGCCTTATTGGTGGTATTCAGAAGGTCATGTTTAACAGCAAAGATTATGCGGTTGTAGCGATTGACACGGCAGTTACGTCGCTTGCATAGTATTGAAAACAAATAAGTTATAACAATTAACCGTCGGGGAGTAAAATCCCCGGCGGATTAAATAGGAGAATAATAAGATGGCACAAACAAGAACAGAGTTTTCTGGTCAGCACGCGGTAATCGTTGACGTTGTCGATGCAGGGACACGTACAAACACGATTACTTGCACCGGCTTGACGACAATCAAAGGCGTTGCCGTGCTTCTTAAAGAAGCGCCTACGGCTGCGGCCGCATTGATTGAAGCGACGTATTCCGGCAATGTGGTCTATGTGCGTGAGTACACCGCTCAAGGGACGTTAAACACCCAGACAGCGTTGGACTTCCACTTGACCGTTATCGGCGAGTATTAAGAATAATGGGGGGATCTAAAAAATCCCCCCTAAATTTAAGGGGTTTATGAAAGAGTTATTGTTAGGTTGTGGCAGTAGGACAGTTAAAGACATTTCTTTTGACGGCAAGAAAGAATTTGTCAATGTGACACGGCTAGATAATAACGCGGATCATAAGCCTGATGTGATACACGATTTGACGGTTCATCCTTTACCGTTCTCTGACAACGAGTTTGATGAGATTCACTGTTACGAAGTCTTAGAGCATTTGGCTCAGCAGGGCGATTACGAGTTTTTCTTTCGTGAGTTTAGCGAATACGCCAGAATACTCAAGCCGGACGGTTTCTTTATGGCGTCGTGTCCCGCGCTTGGCAGCCCGTGGGTGTGGGGCGATCCTTCGCATAGACGGGTTATTTCAAAGGCTAATTTAGTTTTCTTAGATCAGGACGAGTATACATCACAGGTAGGCAAGACTCCGATGAGCGATTTTAGGTACATTTACAAAGCACATTTTAAGGTCATTTTCCTAAAAGAAACAAAAGATCGGTTCTATTTCGCATTGCAGGTGAAAAAATAATGAAAATCAAACTCATGCTCCCGATCTATAAGACGATGGAAGCGCCATGCGTGCAGTCGCTTATTAATATGCAGGCCGACTTTCATATTGCCGGACACATTATGCAACCTTGCTTCGCCAATGGATTTAACGCGGCTAGGGCGAGGGTAGGGTTAGCACGCCACGCAGGGGAAGATAAGACGTTTAACGCTGATTATATCCTGTGGATTGACAGCGATCATCTATACCAGAAGGCGGATTTTGACACGTTAGTTGAAGCGATCGAAAAGAATAATTTACCAATGCTTGCCGCGTCGTACAAGATGCGCGGAAGCGAGGAAACGTGCCACGGGATCACCGAAGACGGGAAGTTCCGGCATTTCCATTATGAAGAGTTAAACAAGCTTGCCAAAGACGCGCTAGTCGAGTGTGGCGTTGTAGGCTTTGGATTTCTGGTTATGAAAGCATCGTTCTTAAAGGAAATGTGGGCAAAGTACAAAGAGGATTTGTTTAAGCTAGACGCGACCAAGAATGGGACAGAGGATGTGACATTCTGCAATTTAGCGCGTGAAGAAGGGTACAAGGTCATGTTTCATCCGTGGGTGCGCGTAGGCCATATGGAAACGGCGGTTAGGATATGAACTTTAGCTTCTGCCTTCCAACGCTTGGGAATCACAAACTTGTCAGGACATTTTTAGACAGCTTGGAAAGAACGACACACGATAAGAAGAACATCGAAGTCTTGTTCGCCATTGACGAAGGACACACCGGGATTATCGAGTATGTTGACAGCCATAAATACAGCTTTGCGATTAAGTGGTATGAACGCCCAAGAACTAGAGATTTTTCGAATGATTACTATAACTATTTAGCGACACGATCGACGGGAAAGAATGTTATAGCATTTAACGACGACGCATGGATGCGGACACAAGACTGGGACAAAAAGATTTTGAGGACGATCAAAGAATACGGTTGGTCAATTTATATGCTAGACATTCCCGATACGGCACGGATTAAGTATAAGAATAATTTTCCTTGCTTTCCATGTGTTTCTCGGCGGGCTTTAAATACCGTGGGTTGGCTGTTATGCAAAGACGTTCCGATGTATCCGGCCGATCTTGTAACTTTCAATGTTTATAATTATGTAAATCGAGTTATACAAGTGCGAGATGTGTTGATTGAGCATGAACATATCATGGAGACAGATCCATCTAAATCTCGGATGCTTGAGATATTTCTTGAAGACAAGAAAGCCAAGGAAGGTAAACCGTTAGATGTCAGCGATTACGTATCAAGATTATCGGAAGTTATTAATTCTGAAAAATACAAGAAGCCAAGTAAATTAAATAGAATTCTAAACATTTTAAAGGGGGGATAAACCGATGCCCGTAACAGACACAAATTATAATGCAACACTAGCAATCACCGACAACGTAAACAATATCGCAGCTGATCCAATTAAGAACAACGGAGTATTCCAAGGAGCTGTTGTGACTTTGCTCGGAACAATTCAGACAAAAGTCAATGCTCTTAACGCAAAGCTCGACGCTGACGGCGGGGTAACTGGCACAGATTACGCGGCAACGTGGGATTTAGCCGCTTTGGACGCTAATCAAATTTCGCAGGGTGGCTTAAATCAGCCGGCGTTATATACTCGCCTTGCGCTTATCGTTACGAACTGGACAGGCATTTTAGCAAAGCTCGACGCTGATGGCGGCGTTACAGATACTAATTACGCTGCGCTTGGCGCTGTTTCGCTTGGCGCAACAGTTAAGGGGACAGGAATTTCTCAGGGGGACATTGTGTCTTTTCTGGATTCTTTCATTACAAAATTCAATTCAACTTTAACAAAGCTCGACGCTGATAATTAAGGAGTAAATATATGGGACGAGGAGTTATTGGAGGGGATTTGGCTTCGGCTTCTAAAGGGGTATCTATTACTGTTGCAACTGCTGACCGTGACCGCTGCCGCGGCGTTTGGATCGGGACAACACAAAGTTTAGATTTTTCATTTGACGGTACAACTTGGGTTACGTTTCAAGGGGCAACCGCCGGAACGGTTATTCCAGTTCAGGTTGTAGGCGCAAGAAAAACAGCAGCTGGAGCAGCACCGTCAGCTGGGGATGTCGTTTTCCTTTATTAATTTAATATTACACTAGGTTAAATTATGCAAAAAACAGGTTTACATAGATTGACGCCAAATACCGTAACTTACGTATTTGGCCCTTCAGTAGGGAATAATACTACTTATCAAAAAATCGAAGCCCCTGCAGCATTTTCAAGAGTACGTGTTTGGCATTTTAGCCATTATTCGAATCGTGCTACGCATTGGGAGTCTGCCATAGCCGCAACAGAAACAGCCGCTGATGATACGCAAGATAATAGGTATAAATCAATTATCAGCGGAACAGCGTACAATACATACGGTTCTCCAGGATTTACGCGAGTTACATATAATAACGGTCAGGCTTATGGGGACATGAATGATGTTCAAAACTATTCATCGCCTAATATGCGATCTGCTTGGGTAGCCTCTGATTGGATGAGTGTTTCAAGTGTTGCAAGAGCCGATGGAGGCACTTTACCACTATTATTACTACGTACCCATCACGATAGTTCTCAGTATGGGGGTGTAGTAATTGTTTCAACGGCTAATGGAGTAACGCCATTTACTACTTGGGCAACTGCATCTGCTGAAACATTTTACAGAATATTTACTGGTAACGCTTCGGCTAGCACCGACGGTGTTGGGAATCTTGCTAATATGCCAAGCACTTCTCAAGTTGGGGCTACGGCATATCATACTGCGGTAGAGTTTGATTGTGGAGTATTTACAAGATCATTCTATGCTGCTGGTGACTCAATTACTGCTGGTGGCGGTGGGCAGATCTATGTATTTGACGCTTGGAATACAAGAGCAATCCTTCCTTTAAGCTCAACAACAAAACCAATTACATTTGTTAATGGTGGACAATCAAGCCAGACCTCTACTACATATTTACAGGCATTGTCTGATCTTATCGGAGCTGGAGTTACTTTTTCTGATATTATTCTCTCTGGATATTCCCCTAATGACCCTGTTAATGGCGTAACAAATTCAACACGTCAAGCAAATCTTTTAACGTCTATCGCACTATGTAAAAGCATTGGCGCAAGAATATATATCTCTACAGGATGTCCTAAGAACTATACTGGGCAAGATTTGACTGATTGGCTAGATAATAATACTTGGTTAAGAAATTTATGTACGGATAATGGGTATATTCTTCTTGATTGGGCTCATTTACTTGAAGATTCCTTAGATTCTGGTCAGTGGGGTGCTGGTTTAGTAGAAGCAGATATTACGCATCCATCTTTGACAGGTATAACTAACATGGCTTCTACACTAACATCCGCAATCCCTGCGGTTAATGTTATTGTTGCCGCTGCTGGCGGTGGGAACTGGACAACTGGAGCGACTTGGGTTGGTGGTGTCGTCCCAACTGCTGCCGATGATGTTGTATTGGATGCCACAAGTGGGAATGTAACGATAGATTCTGGTGGAGCAGTTTGTCGGTCATTGGATTGTGTTGGTGGAATTAACGGTGAATATACTGGGACATTGACTCACAATGCGTCATCTACGCTATCCATTGGCGACGCAAATGCCGGGATTGGCAATATAGCTATTCGCATGAGTTCAGGAATGACATATACGCTTGGCAATATTCAGACATCTATTTTAGCATTGGTTTCGACTTGTGCAATGCAACAGTCCGTTACTTGGAACGGGAAAATATACGGAAAATTAAGTATAACTGGTATCGGAGGTAATTGGCAAATACAAGATTATAACCGTGGTTCTTATATCTCTTTTACCAATGGCACGTTAGATCTTAACGATCAAGATACTTATTTGAATGGTGATTTCTCTGGGACAGGAACATTGGCGAGAACGCTTTATATGGGCAATGGAACGGTAACGCTTGTAAATTCTGGAACTCCGTGGAAGTTTACAACAGCAACAAATCTTACATTCTATGCAGAGGGATCGACAATATTATTTACAGACGTTACCGCATCATCTAAGACATTTCAGGGTGGGGGACTGACATATAATCTTTTCAATATCAAAGGTGGAGGGGCAGGGGCAGTTTTGTTCGGATCAACTGGCGGTGGATGTACTTTTGCAAGACCGTGGAAGATATATGGCGGAACAAAGACTTTACAATTACCGGCAAGCACAACAACAATATTTCAATCTGGTTCCAGTTTCGAAAATGGAACCAATGTTATAACTATCGCCACTGCATCGGGTACAGCCACTATAAAATTTGGGGAGAAATTCAACTCGAATTATCTTAATCTAAAAAATATTATTGCTGATGCAAGCGGGACAATACCCGCTTATGCTGGGACTAATTCCACTGATAACGGTGGTAACACAAATTGGTTATTTACAAATGCTCCAGTTGTTGGTGGAGTAGGAAGAAATTTAGCACTTGGTTTATCAATAAGTATAAATTAACAATATCAACTCAACATTGTTTATAATTAATCCTATGACCGAACAAGAACAATATCGTTGTGAATCACATGAAAGACGTGTTACAAGCCTTGAGGAGAGAGTGCATATCCAAGACACCGCTACAGCATTATTAAGTAGCGAAGTTAAAGGGCTTAGCAAGAACGTCGAGCGTCTAACTAATATGATGGAAACAGTCCAAACTACTTTGCAAGAAGTTCTACCACAAGTGAAGGTGTCTAAGCAATGGGAAGATATGTATCGTGCTGGGCTAATGTTCTTGGTTGGAATAATTGTAAGCGGGGTAGCTAGTATAATTATCCATCACTTAAGCAAATGACGTGGCTCGGAACTGGCCTTACATTAAGCAGTGCTTGGAAGAACTGCAAGAGTTACTCGATGAGGCCAAGAAGGTTGATATTCGAAACACTTCTGATGTCTACTACTACGAAGTTATGGTACAGGTTGCAGTAGAGGAGTTGGAGTATGAGCTTAAATTATAAGAATACGCCAGAAGAAATAAAGAGGCTAGAGGATTTTGCAACAGATGTGCTTATTGTCCACGATAGGCATAAGAGAATGGCAGACGAGTCTATCAAAGACAATATCGACATATCAAACAAGCTAATGAATATTTACGTAAGTATCAAATCAGAAATTCGTAAACACAAGCCAAGACAAGAAGACTAATGCACAAATATATACTTATTTTATTAACAACATTATTAATCGGATGCACGTTATCTCGATCAATGGAAGTGCGCGGGAGCGTAAGCAATGCTGAGTCTGTTTATGGAAGCGGAAATGCAAACGCAGAATACAAATCAAATACAACAATAGGATTCTTAAATGGCAGAGATTAAAGACGGTCGTGTTTTTGTTGATCCAACGCAGTTTAATGAAAGTGATTTACCTTTGATATGTCTGTCTGACGACAGAAATGGATTTATAGGTTGGGGTATTAAAGCACATGAGCACGGGAATTATCCACATTCGTTCATTCTACATAGAAAAGGTTTTGCTGTTTCTCAAGGGTTTTCGACTTTCAAAGAAATAAATATTTCTGATTATATGAAACCTAACCAGCTTTTAAAATTCTGGCGTATTAAGAACTTGACCGAAGCAGAGAAAAATATGATTTATGCTGCGGTAACTCGCCGGCTTGCGCTACCGTGGATAAAAAAGACTTACGACTGGCTTGGCATATTCGGGCAGTTTCTGCATTTGAACTTTATTCAGAACCCTTGGCAGACATTCTGCAGTGAGCAAGTCCGCATTGATTATATTAGCGAAATACACAGAGCAAGTGCTTTGACTCCGAAACAACCAAGCCCGTCTGACTTAGATAGGATTTTCAAAGCTAACCCAGAAGTATTCGAGTGTGTTGGGTATTATTTCGAAGATTGAAATTGGGGACATTCCAATAGAAGATAGGATAATCAAATGACTATAAGTAAAAGAAGCGAAAATATTTTAAAGGAAAGTATAAAGAAGCTTCGAGAAGATAAATCCATTCTTGCTCGTGATCTTAACGACGTTATTAAAGATCTGGATAACTTGCAAAACAGAAAAGTTAATCTGCAAAAGTCTATTAATGATATTAACGAAGTAATAGAGTCCGTTAAGAAAGACCTTGATGACGGGGGGATAGCGATATGACAGGACAAGAATTTCGAGACTATTGCGTACGCACGTTCAAGAGAACTGATAAAGATAGTGAATTATATGAAGCCCTCACTGACGTTATTTTAGATATTAAGCTTCAGATCAACGCTGAGGACTTTAAAACTGAACGTTGCACAGCGGAGATACCCGTTGCTGGAAATTATACATTTGCGGTGCAGAGCAACTTCGGGCATTTGATTGGGGATATTACGTTGGTTAATCCCGCGGGTGGCAGCTGGCCTTTAATAAAGGTGAGCAAGCCTATTTATGACGCCTATTACCCTTCGCAGAATGAAACCAATCCCGTCACAGGAAGCCCAAGACATTACTGCTTATTCGGTAATACTTTTTACATCGGTCCGATACCGGACTTAACGACGTATAAATACCAATATAATTATACGACGGAAGCGGCAACGGCCATGACTTCAGCAACAGCAGCAGTTCCATTTTGCGATCGATACCGTCAATACGTAAAAGATATGGTCTTGGCAAGATTATATCTTGATCTTGACGACGACGAGAAGGCTACTAAATATTTACAGCTAGGCGCGGCGGGACTTTTAAAGATCATTAACAACGAAAACAACAACGTCGAGGCGCCTACGTTTATTAGATACAGCGGAGTTTGATTTTTTTTCTTTGCAACAATTCAATTCTGAATAGGAGAACATTATGACAAATTGGCCGCAGACAAGCTGGGACGAGACATCACCAGCGGGAAGCCAAGCGATTTCTTTAGGGGATGATCGCATTCGTGAGTTAAAAACACAAATTCGTGAAATTATAGACGTTGACCACGATTTCCCGTCGAGCGGTCAAGCGGCTGATAACGGACAACATAAAAAGGTCACTCTCCAAGAACAAGCAGATTTAGGAACGGGTGCTGCGGGAGCAACGATATTAGGAAGCCAGACAGTTTCCGGCAAGGGAGAACTTGTTTACACCGACGAAGACGACAACGACGTGCAGATTACTAACGGAGGGAAGATTAGAGCGGAGAGTATCGCAGGGGTTTATCCAGCGGCGAACGTCGCTGCTATTGCAAGTATTATGACGTTGATTTATCCAGTTGGGAGTTATTACTTCAATGATTCTGTATCAACAAATCCGGGTACTCTTTTAGGAGTTGGGACATGGGTTGCTGTTGAAGAAAGAGTATTGGTTGGTTATAAATCAGGATCGGCAGAATTTGGGACAGCAGGAGGCGAAGGCGGGGAAAAGACTCACTTATTAACATCGGCAGAATCTGGTTTGCCTGCACACAATCACTCTCTTGCAACTTATAACGATGGAACAAGTGGGAATGTGGCAAAATCTGCATCTGCAAATAATCCAACTGGTGGTGTTACAGGAACGAATACTGCGGCAGATGCAGCTAGCGCACATAATAACTTACAGCCTTATCGCACAGTCTATATCTGGAGAAGGACAGTCTAATGGCATATCGTAAGCAAGGCGGTATTCTTACCGTTCAAGGATTAGACGTATCAAAGCCTGCCGAATATCTTAACCCGGAGAATACGCCGAACTGTCAAAACATGCGTGTTTATCGCAACGTGTTAAAGAAGCGCGAAGGGACAACAGTTTTGGGTGGCGCTTTGGGTGAGTATGTTATGGGTGGCAAATACCTTATCCGAACAGGTGTCGGATATAATGTCAGGGTTGGCCCGACAAAGATAGAACTCTACAATACGGGTACATTTGCTTGGGACACTATTACTGGATCAGCACTAACAGCAACAAACACGGATACAGTGGATTTCGCAATGCCGTTGTTAAGCGGGCAGAGGATACTTTGTATTACAAATGGAATTGACTCGATCCGTAAATATACTGGGACAGGAAACACTGCTGCGCTAGGTGGAACTCCTCCGGTTTGTAAGTATATTACTGAATATAAAGATTACATGGTTGTTGCTTATGTAACAACTGGTGGAAGCACATATACAACTAGGGTGCAATGGTGCGACACGTCTAATCCAGAGAATTGGTCAACAGGAAATTCTGGAAGCAAGGACTTAAACGACGATAACGAGGACATAACGGCAGTCAAGACTTTCGGGGAATATGTTGCGGTACATAAGCGCAGTTCTATTTATTTGGGATATTTGGTTAGTACGTCTTCTATATTCCGTTTCGATAAAAAAGCCGTAGGTGCTGGAACGATCGCGTTTACGACAATTCAAAATCTACCCGGTGGACTTCAAGCGTATTTAGCCGTTGACGGGATAAGGCTATTTAATGGGGTATCATCTGAACTTATCCCAAGCCAGATGAATGACGAGATTAGGGAAACACTAAACTTCCAATACGTAAAATATTCTTGGTCGTTAGTTGTTCCAGAACTTGACGAGTACTGGGTTGGCTTACCAATAGGATCGAGTCAAGTCGGGGACACTATATATAAATTTAATTATAAAACAGGAGCAACTCATAAAGATAAGCGCACAAATATTATAAGTGCTTGGAACTATGTTAATTCTATTGTTATTTCATGGAATGATATTGCTGCTTCGTGGGACGCATACGCTGATCGTTGGGACTCAAATGCGATAGGCGTTTCGTCTGTTATTCCTTTATTTGGGGATACGTCCGGTTATACAACATACCGGAATATTCTCGTCAATAACGATAATCTTGTTGCTATTGATGGATTTTGGGAGAGTAAAGATTTTGAGGCAGACGAAAAGGGGAGATTAGCAAGATGGCTACAACTAGAGTTGTGGGCTTTAGGAAACAGCATTACAGTTGATTATTCTACAGATGGCGGATTAACGTGGAACTCCCCGACGACACTCTCTCTCGACAGTGATTATCCACCGGATAATAGTCCTGATATTTATTATTTTGATACTGTCTCGTCAAGGATAAGATTTAGATTTAGAAATAATACCGATGGAAGCACTTTTAGTTTAAAGCAATTTGTTGTGTCTTATGTAAATCGTGAGGCAAGAAAATGACAGAGATCGGAGCAAGTTCTCCATTCCCGCCTCCAAGAGATATGCGCGAGGCAGACGTATTTAAGACATTACAAGATTTTTTTAATCGTATTGTCGCGATTCTTAATCGAGGGATTAGCTTTTCTGATAATGTTGATTGTGTCTTGGTTTCATTTACTAGTTCTGCCACACCTGATAATTCTAACACAATCCCCCATACACTTGGGAAAGTCCCATCAGGATATATTGTTTACTCGCAAGACAAAGCTGGTTCTTTATATTTATCCGGAACAACATGGACTTCAACTAATGTTTATTTAAAGTGCAACGTGGCTTCTGTTGCGGTTAGGATTATTCTTTTTTAAGTGGTAACGCCTATGTTCAACGTCAGACATAACAATAAGATTATTGATAGAGTTATTAAGCTTATTCTCATCGATATGATGCACAACTTCATCTTTGTTAAGCTTTCTCCCAAGATGTTTTTCCATTATCAGTCGATGTGTTCTAAGTTTTTCCCCTTGATAACTAGAGATATGATAACCATTATTCACAAATCCGCCTTTAAAGTTTGGATGATTTTCTCCCCACATCAAAGAATTTTTCTTCCCTTTATTCTGAGGGATTCTGCCCTTTTGCGATATATCGTAGCACTTTCGACAACAGAATTTTCCTCCGCCATTGTTTATTGCATACGGCTTTGTAAAGAAAAGTTTATTACATGTTTTACAAGAAACTTGGACTTTTGTCGTAAGTGGTACATGAGCGCATGCTCTAGAACAATATCTGATCTTCTTTTTTTTCAATGTCAATGCAAAAACTTTTTTGCAAATAGGACATTCTTTATTGATAAATGTAGTTTTTCTGGTTGGCGCATGACCTTTAAAAAATTGTCCTTTTGCATTTCTAATGGTATCCATAGTTTAATTCCTCCATTAGGCATTTTACATAGTTTATGAGAAAAATCAAATAATAGTCTTTTAAAGGAAGGATCAATCACATGAGCTGGCTCTCATCCCTGTTTAAACCAAAAGCGGGCAAAACCATTACCCAAGAAGCGATGCAGACCGACGAGCAGAAGAACGCAATGAAAATGCTTTCGGACTTTGCGTCAACTGGCAACTTCGGAGATTACAACGCTGGTGATGCTTACGGTGGCAGTCTTGGCGATTATGAAATGACCGATGCGACTAAGCTAGGGCAAAGTCAGCTTATGGATATGCTCAAAAGCGCTATGCCTGAAGCATTTACGATGGGTCAGCAAGAGTTTAAAGACGTTCTTGCGACTGATAAATATGACCCGTATGCAAAGGGAAGCCTTTACGAAGGATTTAAACGCAACACCATGCGTGAAAGCCAAGATGCGAAAGACGCTCTACAACGCGACCTTGCGCTTACCGGGGATATGTATTCTTCGGATCGCGCCAAGCAGCTAGGCATATTAGGTGAACGTACAAGCAATTCTTTGCAGGACAAGCTTGCGGAATTATACGATCAATATTCGCAACGCAGATTAAGTGCAGCACAACAACTTGGACAAATGGGCCAACAAGAAGAAAGCATGAATTCTAATCGCATCAACTTAGCTTCCACAATAGGCGATATGCAAAGACAGTTAAACGATCAGAAGGCTAAGGCGAAGTACGCCGATTGGATTCGAGCGCGCGAGGAACAGCAAAGCCAGATCGACGCGGCAAAGACATTGTTTCAAAAAGATGTACCGTATGGACTAAAGAGTATAACTGGCCCTGACAAGCCATCTACTTTTATGAGTATGCTTGGCGAGCTTAATCCTATCGTTGGGTCTTACAATACCCAAAAATATGGGTATTCTACGAATCAAAACTCTCTGGCAAATGAAAAAGATAATATCATGAAGTTCTTTACTGGCGGTGGTGGTACTGGAAGCTCTAGCTCAACTTCAAGTTCTTCTGGTACTGCAAGCTCCGGCAATGGTGCTGGGATAGCTCAAATTCTGAAACTTCTTCTTACTGCTGGAATCTAACAGGAGAATTACTTTATGGCAAGCGTGAACGAATTAATAAATCTTCTGCAATATCAGTCTGGGGATTTTGGCAGAGAAGGGTTGAGTAGGCCTCCTGCTCCTTATAAATCAAATGAGCAGAGACAAGCAGAATCTATTAATCTTAAAAGCCTTATTGTGGATCTTGCAATAAAGCAACAGCAGCAGGCTCTTGCAGAGCGCAAGCGTAAGTTATGGGACAGCGCTGGCCCTGTTTCGAATAATAATAAAACAACTGCTGGAATAACCGAGCAAGTTGTTGACAAAGAAGAAGCTGGAGGACGGGATATTGTCGCGGTAGGATCTTCTAAACAGCCGGATTCTGACGGCGGATATGAAGCGGCAATATCTAAAAGAGGAGATATGTATTTACGGCCTAAATCTGAAGCAAATCCTTACGACAAAGTCAAGGTCGTTAATCGTGCTATGAAGTTAATCGACGCTGATCTTGCCACAAATGGGATAGATAAGAAAACGCTTAAGGCAAGTGATTATAGCGATCGATTAAAGAAAATGATCCCGCAAGCTGAAATTGACCTTTACGGGGAAGCTACCACGCAAGCACCAGAAGCGCCATCATACACTAGCGAAGACAACCGGCCTGTTAATCCTTCCGGGATGACTTCTGCGCCGGAAGATTTCTTGCCGGAATACAAAGAAAAGCGTGGTATGATAGAAGTTGCCAGAGATTTTTATTTCCCAAAAAAAGATAAGCAGCCCGTATCCAACGAAAAAGTTATGATACAAACCCCCGACGGAAAACGAGGTTATATTCCTAAAAATAATTTGCAGAGAGCTATTCAACGCGGAGCGAAACTTGTCCAATAAATTTGCTGATCTTGGATTTGAGCCAGTGGAAACGGTTGATGCGTTTGACAGCGCATTTAAACGTACACTGGGATTTGAAGGTGGATATACCGTTGACCATGCTGGGCCAACTAACTTTGGCGTTACACAAGACACTTACGACAACTGGCGAAAAAAGCAAGGGCTACCAACAAAGCCAGTGCGTGCTATTGACACACAAGAAGCTAAACAACTTTATAAGCAAGAGTATTTCGACAAGCCCGGATTTAGCAAACTTCCCGCGAATGTAGCGGGTGTTTTATTTGACTACGGAGTTAATGCTGGAACGCCTCGTGCGGCAATGGCTTTGCAGAAAGCGGTCGGAGCGTCACCTGACGGGGTAATCGGCCCCAAGACGCTCAATAAAGTTAATGATTTTGTTTCCAAGAATGGGGAGCAACCTTTACTGCAAAAGATTGTTGACCAACGGTCGCAACATATTGACACGCTTATTAAGAAAAATCCTGCTAAGTATAAGAAGTTCGAGAACGGATGGAAGAATAGAATCAAAGCTATCAAGAGCGAATTTAAGTTAAGCGACTTAAACCCGTTCTCCGCGACAGAAGCGTTCGCTGACGAAGTGCCGCAGAATGATTTTGCTGATTTAGGATTTGAACCAGCCGCTACCCCTATAAAAACATTGACGCAAACTACGGGGAATTTCGACGATCTAGGATTTCAGCCGGAACAGTCTATTGCGCAACTTTCCGCAAGTAAGAACTTTGACATGTCTGCGCCTCTCCCTGAAAAGATGGAACCAACACAAGCCGACTTTGATTTCTTTACACAAAATCTTGCGGATAAATTAGCAACTGCATCTTCCGGCCAGACAGTACCAGAGATGATTGAAAGCAAAAATAAACTTAACGGAATTATTATGCGTGCGCCGATGTTGGCAACGCTTCCGGTTGCGCCTATTGCCTCGGCTGTTGTCGAAGGATTGACCCAAGCAAAGAATCTTATTGTCTCAAACGTCAAGAAAGAGAAGTACAGCCCTATTGAAATCCGTGTGCTTAACGAGTTATTGCCTAAAGAAACACCTACCGCTGTAAGAATTGCGGCAATGGGTGGCGAGGCTTTGACTGACGTTGCGCTTCTTGGTGGACTTTCTAACCTTGCAAAGCAGGGATTGCTGAAAGACACGATCAAAGAAATAGGCACGAAATTAGAACGCGCAGGGTACGGGACAGGACAGAAGACTATCAACATGGACGTTGTCAAAGAAGCGGCGCGCGGGTCAACGCTTGACATTGAGGCTGAAAGATGGCTGAAAGCTAAACTTGGAGATGTAAAGCCAAAGAATAATATCGGGACAACGATACCAGAAAAGCAGGTTGCCGGGATTACGGAACCTACCGTTGCGCCTAAAGAATCTACATCTGTTGAGCCAGTACAGCCCAAGCCAACGACACCGGTTGAACGCGCTGCACAGCACGGCGAAGTTGTCGGTATTGACGCTAAGAGCGGACTGCCGGTTATTGATACGAGCGTTAAGCCAACCGAAAAAGAATCCCCGATATTGCCGTTTGAAACGAAGGACGGCGTTATTCAACCGTCGGCAACTCCTGAAAGATTTGCAGAGATAGTCGCAGAAGCTAAAAAAACAAAAGAAATTAAATCTGTTATTGAACAGGCTGGCGGTAAATTTAAGGCAATAACCAATCAAGAAAATTCATTATATGAAGATGAGCCAACAATTTACTACGATACGCCGAGCGGATCAACGCAGACTATCCGCCCGTCCCAGTTAAACATTGAAAATGTAAAAGCTAAAATTGAAAAATTTGAAAATATTAAACCCGTCGAAGCGGCGCAGACTACTACGCCTAATCTCACACCTAAACAGACAGAAGCTCTTGCGCCCTCGACGGAGGATATAAGTAACACACAGGGAGGTGATTTACTTGAAAGCAAAAGCCAAGAAGCCGGTCAAAAAGGTAATGAAGAAAAAGTGCTAATTCCGCAGGGGCAGAAGGTTGAAACGCCGAAAGCCCCTGTTTCTCCGCTTCACGCCGAGGCACTTAAGTACAGAAGTGCGGAGGAGTTTGTTAAAACGCAAGATGAAATTTTCAAAGAAAATTTATCTGATTTAAGAAAACAATACCGTGATAAAAATATAGATTTATCTGCTTATGGTTCTATTGATAAAGGAGTTACTTTATCTAAAATTGAAGTCCAAAAGTCTTACCGAGGAAAAGGTCTAGCAACAAAAGCTATGCAGGACTTAATTAAAATAGCTGATGATAATGGAGTGCTTTTAAAATTAAGTCCTACAAATGAATTTGGGGCTAGCAAATCGCGTCTTATTGACTTCTATAAAAGATTTGGATTTATTGAAAATAAAGGTAGGTCAAAAAATTTACAAATTAATGAAACAATGTATCGAGAACCAAAAACCAAATCTCAACTGACTGCCATCTACAACGAGGCGCATGGGATAAAGCCTGAAACTGCCAATGCGGGTATGGCCACAGCTTTTATTAGCGATAACGATATTTCTAATTTTATAAAGTCGCCAGTTATCCCAAATGTTAAATCAAGATACGATGTAAAGCCAGAAGATCAAAAGACGATTGTTGAGAAAGCATCAAATTTCATCTTAAAGTTTATGGGATTTACAAAGCAGAATCCTATCGTTAGTTCAGCAGGACATAAGATATTTTTTGCTCCAGATGAAAGGTCGATAGCGAGGGTTGGCGAAAAAGAAGGAATCATCGAGTACGCATTACATTCCTTAACAAAAAAAGGTGATCCGAACAATACTGATCTTCGAGTCACTGATAATTCAAAAATACGAAACATTGACAATCTTGAAGGAATTTTGCGTAATCCGGATGGGTATTACGTTGAAAACAATAAGGTAAATTATTACAAGAAAATTTCGGACGATAAACGTGGTTATGCTGTTGCAGTTTTAGAGAATACTAAGGATGGGCTAAGAGTTTCTGACGAGCCGTTAAGATATGTAACACAGTTGCCGGATAGGAAGTTTGTGCAAATATCTAATAAAAGCACAACCCAAGCCTCTTCGTCTGACTTGGGTTCTGTCCAAAAGATTGTTATGGTGGACGAAGCACCTCCACTGCTGGACAATAAAAATATACCGCAGAATAAAAACATTGTCAAGGGAAAAGGCGATCCAGCATCAGTAAAGCCAACTACTATAAATAAAATCAAGGCCGCGTCATCCCCGCAAGAATTTGAAAAACGTATTGAACAATTAAATAAATTCGGACAGGCTAACGCTATTCTCCGACGTACTGCTAAACTTAAGAATGCCGCCGGACTTTTCTCCGTTAAAGAAAACGTCGCTAAGATCGACGAGGGAACATACTTAAATAACTCTGATTACATGACTGTTTTAGGCCATGAATTAGGCCATGCCATTGAGTACAACGTGACCGGCAAAATCTCACAAGGCACATCTGGTAAGACAGGCTTTGACCTATTCGGTAAAGACGCGGATCATGCCAAGATACGCCAAGAGCTTATCGCTGTTTCCGAGGATTTAGTCGGTAAAGAAACGATGCTCGCAAAGCCAGAATATTATTTTCAATCAACGGAACTTATCGCGCGCTTCTTTGAAAAGATGATATTCTCGCCGGGGAACTTAAAAGACTTAGCACCTACGGCCGTTGCCGCTATTGAATTGCAAGCGATTAAGCAACCAATCATCCAAGAGTTTCTGCTCGCCGCGACCGGCGGAATTGATAAAGGAACTCCGAAGTTTGCATTGCTGCGCGATATGCGCGAAACGTATCAGAAACACTTAGGCAAGTTCGTCGGAAACCGCGCCTACGATCAAGAGATGGTATATCGTGCAATGAAAGAGCGCGGGAAAATCGTCCTTGAGAAGTTTATCAACGACAAGATGAAAATGGTTAAGGACTCACCGGAGACGTTATTCCGTGCGGCAGAGTCAATTAAAATTTCACGCGGCGGTATTCCTGAATTTGGCACAAGAGATTTTGCAACGGCTCATTCTGCGGAAGAAGAAAAATCTCTTATCAATGCTGGATATGAAAGACTAAAATTTACTGTTGCCGAGGATGGTAAATTATACACTCAATATGCCAAGCAAAGATATACTCCCGACGAGGCAAAACTTATATTTGACTCATTGTCTGATAATGGGAAGAAATTAATTCTGGACTTCACCGCTGAACGCAAAGAAGCCAAAGACTTCTTTAACCGCGAAGTTATCAAAGACACGTACAAGATACAAAGCCAGCTTGAGGGATGGGTACATCATTACTTCGAGGATAGGCCTGGATCAACTGTTGTCGGTGGACAGAAGTTTAAAGCCAAAGTTGCCGGATCGCGCAAACAACGTACCGGAACAGAAGGCTACGTCGAAGATTTCAAAAAGGCAATGACTAAAGCCCTCGTCGATCTTGAAGGCGAGAAGGTTTACAACGAATTTATACCTAAGTTATTGGCTACCGTTACAAAACCTCTTGGCGAAGGTCAAACTCCTGATCCCGGGTGGGTTGAGGTTGTCGGAAATATTAAGTCAGGGGTTGGGCTTCCAATCGAAAAACGTGCGACGGTAATTGATAGCGCGACAGGAGAACGTGTACCGATGAAGCAATCACGGTATCAGATGCCGAAAGAAATTTACGAACGATATAAAATGTGGCGCGGACTTATTGACGAGGCAACAACGGCGGTGCGAATCGTTAATGACTTAAACAGATATTGGCGTATAAACATTCTCACACACCCCGGGACATCGGCGACAAACTTTATATCCGGTGGTATTCAATTCTCGTCAAAGATATTAACAGACTTTTATCGCGAAGTATTGACTGGCAAGTTGTCAATGCCTGACACCAAAGCTAATATCTCGTCAATGCTTAAAGTTCTTCTGCCAAGAGGGTGGATGGACGCTCCTGATTGGGTTTATGGAAGCGACCTATCTAACTTCTACGGCGAGTTTATGAAAAAGAAAAGTCCAATTTCTGCGTCGATAGACACATACGGTAATAAGGCACTTGTCCTTTTTGGCACAGTTGAGCGATACTGGAAGAAAGTTATTATGACAGCCGACGGGGTTGCAGACCTAAAATCTCTCAATGAAATGACACCTGAAGGGTTACGTGTTCCTACCAAAGAAGAAGCGGAAATGATCGCGGCAATCAACGAATCTGTTGATCTATACGCCTACGATTACGACAATGTCCCCCAATGGCTTGAACAGCACCAAAAGAGCGTTGTTGGACAAGCTATAAAGCCATTTGCCAAATATCCGTATAAATACGCAAAGCAGATATTAAATATGGTAGGCGGAGCCTTTGACCAAAGTCTTCCAGTCAAAGATCGTATGTCAAAGATTCTAGCGCTTGCAACGATTGTTTCCGCGTATGCCGCGTATTCTGCTAATCGTCGGAAGAAACAGAAAACGCCAGTTGCAGATAAAAGCCTTGATATACCAGCACGATTGCAGACACGCGGACGGGTATTTATTGGGACCGACGAAAAAGGCCGGGAGATATTCGTTCGCGTTTCAAAATATCCTTTCTTTAATTTAACTGAAGCCGGCATGCAGTTCGTTGACGGAAACTGGTCTACAGGAGTTGATGTCCTAAGCGATATGCTTGGGAGTATTGGCCCTGCGGCATCCGTTGGACTTATGGCATTTAATTATCGCAGTAAATATACCCAATACGAAAAGCCGGAAGTTATTTTAGGCGATAATTTGGCAACGTTCTTGCCGGGGTATCGTATTCTAAACGATGTTTCACGCGCGCTCGATCCATTCCAGCGTAAACAAGAAACCTTCGGTCAGACGTTTACGCAAATAATCCCTACAACAGACCAAGCACTGCAAGAAAAACTGCACGGGAAAATCCGTACCGAGCGCGTACCTATTGAGGGTAATGTTGGGCTAGAACCTGTTGGGTCAAGAACAACTGTTGATGTTCCGCTTGAAAATGTGAAGGAAGATATTTTGCTGTCTTTATTTACTGGTGTGTATCGGACAAGACTTGACCCGAAGGTTGTTGAAGCTTACATTATAAGGAAGCAGAAGAACTTGGATAAGAAGACTGCTAGGGATGCGCGGAATGCTAGAAAATAATTATTCGCCTTCTTGCAAATAATACGGTTCCCCAGTGTATGGTTGTTGCAGTTGGTGAATTGTTGAAGCAATAAAAACAAGTAAATATCCGCAAATAACTGTAAGATATAGTAACGCCACTTTTTTATTTTCAATAGCCATTCTGGGAATAATTATATTTTAATTTGTGAAATAAATAAACTAATTTATTTTTTCTCGTCGAGAAAAAGCGATTTTATTTTTATTAAAAAATGCTTGCACTTTTATTCCGAACATTTATACTTAAACTATGAAATTTAAAAATGCACAAATCAGAAAAGCCCGCGAAGAAAAAAAACTATCAATCGAAGACTTAACTTTTGAATTGAGAAAACAAGGTAACAAAATTTCCAGCCGTTCAATACTCCTTTGGGAAAGAGGAGACAGAACACCTAATGCAAAAAATATTGGCTATCTTAGCCAAGTCCTAAACAAAAGTCCAAATTACTTTTTTACAACAACAAAAGAAAGGTAGGTGGTTCATGCAATCCCCGGATAAGATCCTTGACCTTATCGAAGCAACAGAAATTTCCGCAGAAAAACTCAACTACAAATTTTCTGAACAGCAGCAAATCCTAATAACACGTCTAAAGTCTAAGGCAAATAAAGGCATGAATGTATCCAATAATTACTGGGATCTTTTGTGCGATTTATATAACGAAGTTGAAGGAAGAAAAAGACCTGACAGCTTCGAAGACGGATTTTCGTCAACAAAGATGCTTGTAACGTATCTTGGAATACCTTGCCTAATACTTATTTTCTTTTTCCTAATCGCTTTAGCATATATGTTGGGAGGTAAATAACCATGCGAACAGAAAACATTAAATCAAGCTGCTTATCTATCTCTTGCGCTGTCCGTTCAATTAAAGAATCCTTTAAAGCTAAAAAAATACCCGTCGATGTATTTATCAAAACAACCCAACAGCTCCGAGAAATTGAAAAAGAAAATCATCGTATCCGCCGCGCTGTCTGGCGCAAGAAATATTACCGTCCTGCAAATATCAATAAAATCGCGGAGTGTGCAAAATGATACTCGCTAAATCTAAAAACAGTGAATACCTCAATATCAATGATCCTGATTTTGAACCGGAAATAACCGTAGACGGTGAGCCAATATGTCAATACTGCTTTACAGCAACCGGGAAAGATATCTGCGACGACTGCCAAGAAGCTTTAGATGAGATTTACGGAGGTAAGCGTAAATGAAACTCTACTACATCATGCGGCTTTTCGGGGAATGGCAGAACAAGGGCGCTGTAGAGATTATTAAATTCACACCTACAGCGCACGGATGGCACGCGGTAATTCGGGACATGGACGACCCGGCTAAGAATGAGTACGAGCTAACAATAATACCAAGACAAAAGACGGAAGATCACGCGGAACTTTTAAAACTGTTTTCACAAAATTAAGGAGCCTTGAAATGAAGAAAGAGATAAGAGTTGTTGACCAACAAAAAGGAATTGTTCAGATAACGACGCAAGATGAAAGATATTACAGCATCGCTACAACCAACGCTAATACGGGATTGCCGGAATACCAGTTTATTCCGTCGGTAACGTGGATTGCTGGATATTACCCAAAAGGAATTGCCTTTTATAAATGGTTAGCAGACAAAGGCTGGGATGATAGCCAAGCACTTAAAGTTTCTGCAGGTGCAAGAGGCTCTCGCGTACATAAAGTTACAGAGCTTCTTGAGGATGGATGCGAGTTTGATATTTCTTCTACGGTGGAAAGTGTCGACGGGACAAGACAAGAGCTTGATGCAACAGAACTGCAAGCCGTAAACAGTTTTATTAACTGGCACACAGAAACAAAGCCTAAGTGTTTAGCTTCTGAAATGACAGTGTTCGGTGACGGGTACGCTGGGACTATTGACAGAATATATATTATCGACGGTAAAGTATGGATTTTAGATTTAAAAACATCAAAACAAGTTTGGGAAGAAATGATCCTGCAAATATCGGCTTACTCCCACGCAAATATTGATTTTAAATCGCTTGGAATTACTGAAGAACAGTGGGCTGACAGAGGGTTAGCTATTTTACAAATTGGATATTGTCTTAATAAGAAAGGATGGAAATTTAACGAAGTTGAGGATAAGTACGACCTGTTTCAAATGGCAAAAGCTATTTGGAAAAACGAAAATCCAGATGATAAGCCAAAGCAAATTAACATACCGTTAAAACTTAAACTAAAAACACAGTAAAAACAAAAAGGAAAAAACGCAATGGAAAAACTAATCACACCAATAGGAAAAATCAAATTTCCGACGACAACTATAGGGGACAAGGTTACGTCAAATATCTACGTACCTGACGGGTATGTGGAAAATAAGAGCCGTAAAGACTCTTGGAGCTTTGTTCTCACACTTGACCCGAAAGAGCCGAAAGTCAAAGAACTTCTAAAGCTCTTGGATGAAGAACATTCGAAAATTAAAAAGGCTAACTTTAAGCCGTACAAGATGGATAAGTCTAAAAACGAAAACGAAGAAATTATTGAAACTGGACTTATCGCAATCAATTTTAAATCGTCGTATCCGCCTATTATTTTAGACAGCAAACGCAACACTTGCAAAGAGCCTGTGACGTGGGGATCGCGCGTATGCGTTGCATTTGCAATTAAGCCAGTCGAAGCTCAAGGAAAAATTGGGCTTGGCAGATATTGCAAGGCAATACAGGTCATTGAACTTGCCGAATCTAAGACAGATTACGGATTTGCCGAAGAAGAAGGATTTATAACAGCAAAGGCAGCAACCGCCGCGCCTGAAAAGAAGTCCGGACCGGAAGATATTTTTAACTGGGACGATAAACAGTAAAAACTAACACAACGGGGCGCCCTGCTTGCAGGGGGTGCGTCAAGGACACCGGGCTATCCAACCCCGCCCCTCTTTATTAAAAGAAAGATTGCTCTGTGGCTACTAGAAAACCTGCAACAAAGAAACAACCTCTTGAAAAAGAACTTAACAAACAAATTGTTCAATGGCTCGACATTCTGCCAACTGTCATATGGTTTGAACGAATAAACTCCGGTAAGGTGCAGACCGCTTGGGGTTCATGGATACAACTAGCAAAAAAAGGAACGCCGGATTTTATTGCACTTATACACGGTGACGGGATTGCTCACGTGCTATTTATTGAGGCTAAACGCAAAGGAGAAAAGCAACGCGACGAACAGAAATGGTTTCAGGAAAAAGTCGACGGTATTTCTAACGTGCATTACCTGCTCGTCGACAATATTTTAACTCTTGTAAATAAAATAAACGATGTTTCAATTTTCCATGATTAAAAAATATTTACTCAAACACACTAAACGCCGACGTAAATCTACCGAATACCTTAGCATGATGGCTTTGACAGGGAAATTTACAGAGAAACAGCTTGAAGAAAAGATTAAACAGTCGATGAAACGGGAGTTGGGGTATGGAATACAACATTAAGAATCACGAAACAAGATATTCTGGTGTTCTTTTTAGATCGCGGTTAGAGGCGCGTTGGGCGGCTTATTTTGACTTGTTGAGTTGGCATTGGGAATATGAACCGATTGATCTTGACGGATGGACACCTGATTTCTTGTTAGATATTCCTTGTAGTCATTCAGAGTGCGTTGATTATCCTGCTGGGCCGGTTTCAGGCGCACACCGATTACTTATTGAAGTAAAACCATATTTTAAAATTGAGAAGTTTAAAGGACACCCCTGTATGGATTATTTTTATGGAAATCATATAAAAACCGGTAAAAAAATACCGGCTGACTGTTCCGCAGGGTTTGGTATTGGACCAGACGTTGCAGAGTTTGAGTGTGTTCATGGACACGGGGGAGGAATTTATAGTTTGTTAAATTGGCATAATTATCAATGTAAAGAAATTTGGAATAAAGCCGGGGAGGTCGTTCGATATGAAAAATAGACTAACAGCCCGAGAAGTTTTAGACGCTTTCCCTGAAGAAGCTAAAGAAATGGTGCATCGAGAATATCTGTTTAATTTAGCTGACATTGCCCAATATCAATTCGGGATGATGGACGTAATGGAATCAGATTACGACGAGAATACAAAAATGTTTTTACTTAAAATATGGGCTTTTTATATTCCTAAACAAATAACAAACAATATAAAGCGTTTAGTTTTGCTTAAAAGAATGATGCAAAATAAAAATTCTGTCATTTTGGCAGAGGATGTTAAACATATACCAATCGAAACACTATACGACTTTGAAAAGATTAAACGATCACGTAAAGGATTTTCTGCAATCTGCCCAATACATAAAGAGGATACGCCTTCATTTCATGTCTTTACTGAAAACAATAGCTTTTATTGTTTCGGATGCAACGCGAACGGTGACGTTATAGATTTTATTCAAAAACTGCACGGGCTTAATTTTAAACAGGCAATTAACTTTTTAGCGAGGTAGTCCATGCAAGACGAATTTGACAAAACTATCGAGATGTGTATCGGTAAAGAAAATTTAGAGAAATTGTTTAATATCCCTAATAACGATATTAAATGGAATTTAGGTAAGCATGGTGAGAAATTAAAAACTATAAATAATGTTGTTGCTTTTTTAAAAACTGACCCCGAACTGGTTGATCTTTATAAGCTAAATCTATTTACAGGTAGTATAGAAATTTCTAGGCCTCCCGCTTGGGATAAAGACCGTAAGCCAATGAGCCTATTAACAGATGACGATATTATTATGCTCAAATGCCATTTATCTATGACATACCAGTGGGAAACAACCGTTTCCCTATTATATGAAGGCGTTATTTTTGTAGCAAAAGAATGTGCTTATCATCCTGTAAAAAACTATCTTAACAGCTTAACTTGGGATAATACGCCAAGAATTGACCGATGGCTCATTGATTACGCAGGAGCCGAAGATAACGATTACGTTCGCGCTGTTTCAAGGAAGTTTCTTCTTGCCGCAATTTCAAGAATATTTAACCCTGGGTGCAAGTTTGACCACATGGTTATTTTAGAAGGAGATCAGGGAATAGGTAAATCTACTATGTGTAGCGTGTTAGGTGGGGAATGGTATAAGGAACTTTCTCTATTTGCTGAACGCGACAAAGACACAGTTGACGCTATGCGCGGAGTTTGGATCGTTGAAATATCAGAACTGGCTAATTTTAAACGTGCGGAAGCTGAAAGTGTAAAAGCATTTATTTCCCGGCAAGTTGATCGTGTCCGGCTATCTTACGCTCGTTTAACCCAAAATTTTCCTAGACAATGTGTATTTATAGGAACAATTAACCCAGATGAAGATGGTTACCTTAAAGATAGAACAGGAAACCGCCGGTTTTGGCCTGTAGCTTGCACAAAATCAGATTTTAAGGGGATTGCATTGGTACGTGACCAAATATGGGCTGAATCATATAACGAGTTTAAAAAAGGTGGTTTTACGCTGTATATGGAAGGAAATCAACTAACTCAAGCCATGTCAGCCCAAAAAGAAAGAGAAATAACAGAACCTTGGACTGAAACTATCGAATCTTGGCTATCAATACCAGCAAACGCGAACAGCCAGCATACATCTATGGAAATAGCCATTGGCGCACTTGAACTTGACGCGGCAAAGGTTGGACAATGGGAAAAAATAAGAATATCCCAAGCAATGAAAGCGTTAGGCTGGAAAAATAAGTTATACAAAATTAGTAAGAAAGTTTTAAGAAAATGGTTTAAAGAAATAGATATTAAAGATACTTTTATACCAGAATGGGATAAATGATGACTAAAAAGGTAACAGGTAACGGTGGTAACAGCAATTTTAGCAATTGTGGAGTGTATATATATTTTTATTTATCTTTAATATTAAAATTGACTGTTACTACTGTTACCTTTAATGGTATCAATAGTTTACAGATGTTACCTAAACTGTTATTAAACTGTAACTAAACTGTTACTGGATTAAAACCAATGAACTTTACCGAACTTTACCTAAAATTTAACAAAGCAACACTCTTTATGCAGGGAAATCCTGATAAGCGAGCTGAACACAAAGAACATTTTGCGGAGCTTTGCGAGCAACTAGACACCGATTGGAAATCAGCAACTAATAATCAAAAGAACGCTTTTGCAAGCGAATTGGTTGCTCAAGGGATAAATAACAGCGTTTTACACTACCAACTTTACGGAAAAGCAAAAGAAACGTGGTCTAAATGAGCCTTTTAATCCTTAAAATCCTAATTATTGAGTTTAGTGTTGGTGTTGGATTATCTCTTTGGGAAAAGAACTATCCTATGGCAATGTATTACGCAGGCGCGGCACTATTAAACTTTGGCATATTATGTAAGTAATGTGTATATATGGCTAACAAATACACCGTTCTTTACAAGTCAATTAAGCTGGAAAGTAAAAGAAAACGTATTTGCTTAGGTTGCTTGAAAGAATTTATATCAACTTGGCTTGGGAATAGGAAATGCAGATATTGCAAAATACTAGAAAATAGGAACGGTTTAGAGCATTACGCAGATGCAGACCATCAAGTAAATTTTAGAAGATAACTTGACAAACCAATTTGTTAGGTTTATAATTGTAGTTACTGACGAGGAGATTATTATAATATGAATAATAAAATAAAAAAACCTAATAAAAAGCAACGTATCGAGTTCGCTAGATACTTGGGAAGTATTAAAACAGAAAAGAAGTCTATATCTTCGCGCGAAAATGGTAAAAAGGGTGGGAGGCCAAGATGTTTATAATAAATAATATATTTTCTAAATTGCACATTGCGAGCGATTTAGTGGCATTTCTAAAGGACTTGATTTGGGTTCTTATAATAATTGTAACTTTACCCATAACAATCCCATTAGCATGGTGGGCCATTAGGCAGGACGATAAGGAAGATTTATCAAAAGGAGATAGATAATGGATGCAGAACTTGAATTGATGAGTAACCTGGATAAGCAGATAAGCAGTGAAAACCTTGATGCAATGTTTCCGATTGGGTATATCTTGCAATTTCAAGGGACTTATCCAAAGTTCGGAAAGTGGGAGATAATCAATATTCCTAATGGTTTTGGGACAAATGTCTATATCAAAAGAATAGGATGATAAGGAGGACAGCAATGAAGCTAAGTGAGATATTAAAGGAAAATTGTTATACATCAGAAATGTCCAAAGAATTACATTCAAAAGATACTTGTCCAAGATGCAAGAGCAACACCGCCCTCACGTCCTGCGACCGAGAGATTGACAGGGAGGCGTTGGCGAAGGTGATGTACGAAGTTTCTGTAAATTATGATGGGTTTAAACCAGTGCTTTTTGTACTAGAAGATTTAGTCCCGTGGGAAGAACAGTTGACGAGTATTAAAGAATCATACTTGTTAAAAGCCGATTTAACCATCTCCACCATGCCAACGTGGTTGAAAAGGAGTGAAAAGAAATGAAAAAATTATCAGTATCAGCTAAAAACGTATTAAGAGACGCTGGATTAGATACAAATGAAAAAGTTATTAAATATAAACAGAAAAGAACTTTTCGGGAGTTAAGAAATTGTGGATATATAACTGCTAATAAATTATGTCGTTATTATGGATTTCCTCTAGAAGTGGAAAGATGTCCTGAATGTAAAAGAAAATTTAAAATATAAGAATATCGGTTAGCATTGTGCCGGTTGCGTGGCTTCAGGAATAACGCCGAACAATAATCGAAACTATAGGTTCAAATCCTATCAATGCTAACCAAAGACATAAATTCTTGGTTCGTCTTTCCTGTAAGCGCAGAGTGGGATTGCGACGCAAGTGGCAAAGAATATTACTGCGAAATATTCGGACAGCCAGCCAAGATAATTATTTATCCAACGTGGTTGAAAAAAGCAGAAAGGAAATGAAATGAAAAAACATTGTTGGGTTGCTCATAAATATCGTAAAGGTTGGAGATTAGCTTTTTGTCATGGGGAAGAAGATTTACATTGGCTACCCTTTTGGTTTAAAGATAAAAAAGATATTGATACCGCTTTAAAATCAGGGGTTGTATTTGTGTTTTTAAAAGAAGATGGTCTATTGAGCAGGTAAAATTATGAACGGACAAAAAGTATTTGTACAGACAATCGGCAAGAACGGGAAAACTATAAGGGCAAAGAACGCCCCTAAGTTTATTAAAGAAGAAAGATTTTGCGATGAATGTGGTAAGAAGATTTCAATTTATAACAAAAGAACAAAATGCTTTGCTTGTGGTTAACTGCCAACGTGGTTAAGGAAAGTGAGTGAGAAGTGAAAGAATACATGGCATTAAAAAAGATATTTGACTTCTCCGAATTTCAATATGCACAACCGAGAGATAGCAATTCTGATAATCAAGCGTTCATAACAATATGCAATATTGCAGGCGAGGCTTTAAAAGAAAGGGCTACCTATGGGAATAATATACGAACCAGAAGAAGGAAGCAAGTGGTGGATTGAAGCCAGAGAGAAATCTGTTTTAATTCATGATTGCGGTAAGCGTGAGATTGAGTTAGACAATGAAGAATTTGCAAAGTTTATTCGTGCCGTTGAAAGAGCGAGAACTTTAATAAGAGTTAGTAAACAAGGTGGGACAAAGTTATATGCAAAGAACATGAAAACGATTGACGAAGCAGATGTATTTTAACTGCCAACGTGGTTGCGGAAAGTGAATAATGACAAAAAGTAAATCTAATAAGCTGATTGATAAAATAGATAAAA